ACCTGTGGCTGAAACAGGTTTAGCAGCCACTAGCGGTCTAGGTTCTCTTGTTGCCACAGGTGCAGCAAACGTAACTGAAACAGGTCTAGCGGGTACAAGTGGTCTAGGTTCTCTTACAGCCACAGGTGCGGCAAACCAAGCTGTAACAGGTATAGCGGGAACAACAGCACTAGGTAATGTAATTACCGCAGGTGCTGCAATAACAGGTGTTTCAGGCACGGCTTCTACAATATCGCTAGGCGATGAAACAGTAACGTGCGACGCTAACGTATTCCCTACAGGTGTAACAGCTACAGGAGCGATAGCAAGTCTTACTATTAGCACTGTAAATAACATCAGTATTACAGGTGTTTCAGGAACAGGAGAAGTAGGTACATTAACTATAAATGCTCAAGCTATTGTAGCTCTAACAGGAGTAGAGGCAACAGGAGCTGTTAGTCAAATACTCGTTTGGGGACCTGTAGACGACTCGCAAACCCCTAATTGGTCTGGAATAACAGACTCGCAAACCCCTAATTGGACAAGTGTTTCAGACTCGCAAACCCCAGGATGGGAAGAAGTTGCTTAACACTTATGAAAAAAGAGAATATAATCAATCGAACGGAGATATAAATGGCTACTTATGTAAATAATTTAAGACTAAAAGAAATTGCTACTGGTGATGAGTCAGGAACTTGGGGAACAAGTACAAATACCAACTTGGAGTTGATTGGTGAAGCTCTTGGATTTGGTACAGAAGCAATTACAACTAATGCAGATACACATACTACTACAGTAGCAGACGGTAGTTCTGATGCTGGTAGAGCTATGTATCTTCAATATACAGGAACTTTAGACTCGGCTTGTACTATAACTATTGCACCTAACACCATGAAAAGGGTGCAGTTTATTGAAAATGGAACAAGCGGATCACAAAACATTATTATTTCTCAAGGTTCAGGTGCTAACGTAACTATAGCTCCAGGGGACGTAAAAGCAGTTTATTTAGATGGTGCTGGTAGTGGAGCAGCAGTAGTTGACGCTTTTGCTAATTTGAATATAGGCGGTTCTTCTGGAGGTGCAACCGTCAATGGCATTACAAGTAAAACCTTTGGCACAGGCTCTGTTATGGTTGGTGACGATGCTACAGGTACTATAGATGCTGCTAACTACAATACAGGTTTGGGTGTAGATATTTTTGCTGCACTAACTTCAGGTGATGAAAATACAGCGGTTGGTTACAACTCTTTAAATGCAATTACAACTGGTCAATATAATACTGCATTAGGTAAAGGTACTTTGCAAGCAAATACAACCGCAGCTTGGAATACAGCAGTTGGAACAAATGCTTTGCAAAGTAACACTACAGGTACGAGAAACGTAGCAGTAGGTGCGACAGCATTAGACGCTAACACAACAGCAAACGATAATACCGCAGTAGGTTATGCTGCGTTAGGAGCAAATACTACAGGAACAGAAAACACCGCAGTTGGCGGAGCAGCCTTAGATGCCAATACTACAGGAAATTATAATGTTGCTATTGGTAGTGAGTCTTTTACTTCTGCAACTGATTCTGATAATAGTGTTGCGATTGGCTATCAAGCTTTAAGGCTAACAAATAATGCTGATGACAACACAGCAGTTGGATATAAAGCTTTAGCTGCTAACACTACAGGTGCTAGTAATGTTGCCATAGGTAAAGATGCTTTAGAAGCCAATACAACAGGTGGTGATAACACAGCAGTAGGTGAAAGTGCTTTAGATTCTAATACCACAGGAGAGGGTAATATAGCAATTGGAGCTAATGCTTTAGGAGCTAACACTACAGCATCTAACAACACAGCAGTTGGTAAGCTTACACTAGACGCTAACAGCACAGGACACTCAAATGTTGGTATGGGTTTCAACGCTTTGGGTGCAAACACGACTGCTAATTACAACGTAGCCATAGGAACAAGAGCAGCAGAAACAAATACTACAGGAACACAAAATGTTGCTATGGGTGGTTTAGCACTTAGATACAATACTGAAGGAGAAAATAATGTTGCTCTTGGATATAGTGCTTTACTTAATAATACAACTGCTGACTATAATACGGCAATAGGTTCATTTTCACTTGATGCTAATACCACGGGTGCTAGTAATACCGCAGTCGGTAAAAGTGCTTTAGGTGCTAACACTACAGGTGGTTCAAACGTAGCAGTAGGAGCTACTGCCTTAGAGACAAATACAACAGGAAACAGCAATACAGCAGTCGGAGTTGGAAGTTTAAAATTAAACACTACAGGTATTAGAAACGCAGCAGTTGGTGCTAATTCTTTAGACAACAATGTTGACGGAAATGATAATACAGCGATGGGTCATAATGCTTTAGACGATAACACCACAGGTGATAACAACACAGCAGTTGGTAAAAGTTCTTTAGCCAACAACACAACAGCAAGTAACAACACAGCAGTTGGTTACTATGCTTTAGAAGCAAACACTACAGGTACAGTTAATAATGCTTTTGGGGCTTATGCTCTTGATGCAAACACTACAGCAGATGCCAACAACGCTTTTGGTACAGAAACACTTTCAGCAAATACTACTGGTGCTAACAATACAGCAATGGGGCATAGAGCCTTAAGAGACAATACCACAGCAAGTAACAACACAGCATTTGGTTACGATGCTTTAAAAGTAAACACTACAGGCTCAGAAAATGTAGCAGTTGGTAGTAATGCTTTAGATGCTAATACAACAGGCGGTGATATTGTTGCGGTAGGACATAATGCTTTAGGAGCTAATACCACCGCTTCAAACAACACAGCAGTAGGAAAAAATTCTTTAGCAGCAAACACCACAGGAGACAGAAACGTAGCTGTAGGTACAAATGCACTTACTTCATCTACAACTGGAAGCCGAAACACAGCAGTAGGATACAATTCAAGTGATGCAATAACAACAGGTTCAAACAATACTGCTATGGGTTGGTTCAGTTTATCTGCTAATACGACAGGTATTAACAATATAGCAATAGGAGATTCTGCTTTAACATCCGCCACAACTGCAAGTGATAATACAGCTATAGGACAACAAGCACTGCTATCAAACACAACAGGAGCAAGTAACACGGCTATTGGTAAAGATGCATTAGACACTAATACAACAGGTGATTTTAATGTAGCACTAGGTAAAGAATCGGTTCATACTAATACTACAGGTAATAACAATACTGGATTAGGTACTTTTGCTTTAGCATTAAACACAACTGCATCTAATAATACTGCTGTTGGTTATAGTGCTTTATTAGCAAACACTACAGGTTATGGTAATACTAGTGTTGGTAAAGATGCTTTAAAAGGAGTCACCTCTGGTTATGGTCAAACTGCTTTAGGAGAACGTGCAGGTGAGGGTGCTACAACAGGTGCAGGTAATGTATTTATAGGTAATGAAGCAGGTGAGGATTTAACTACAGGAACAGGAAATACTTTTGTTGGTTATCAAACTGAATCTTATCATGCTAACTCTAATTATCAAATTGTTTTAGGATTTGATGTTAAAAGTGTTGCTGATGCTTCTACTATTACACTTGGTAGAGGAACTGGTAGCAATCGTATTCATAATACTTTTGATACTAATGCTTCATGGACTAGAGTATCAGATGTTAGATATAAAGAAGAAATAACAGAAAATACAGATTGTGGATTAGATTTTATAAATGATTTAAAACCTGTTACTTTTAAATGGAAAGCTAAATCTGATATTGATTCTTCTTTACCAGACTATGACCCAGAAGAAACAGAAAGAACAAGCGATAAAAAAATGTATGGTTTAATAGCACAAGAAGTTGAAGCGGCTTTAAATAAACATAACATTACAGATTTTGGTGGATGGTTTCAAGGTGAAGAGGATGGAATACAAGGTATTTCACAAGAAATGTTTGTACATCCACTAATAAAAGCAGTACAAGAACTTTCGGCAAAAGTCGAAGAATTAGAAAGTAAATTAAACGGAGAATAAATATGGCTCAAACAGTAGCAGAATGTTTAACAGCAGCAGTAGATAGTGCAACACTTATTACTGATATTAATACGAATGGTGCAAATTCTACTTATATTATGCCTGACTTAACACAAGCAGAAATAAATGAAGTAGTACAACGTAATGTAGACCACTTAGAAGTTATATTAGCTTACGATGGTGAAGATGATACACCTAACGTGGTAGGTTCATCTTCAAGTAAAAAGACTACTTGTAGTGATGCTGTTACTACTGGTAAAGCTTATATATCAGCTAATTCGTAATGACTGAAAAAAGAACACAAGAAACTGAAGAACAGCCTGTAGATCCTAAACTGCAACAAAGAATTGCTTATACAGAAAATTTACAAGCAGAAATTAAAAATCTTCAAGAGCAAATGTCTCAAATTCAATATCAACTAGATATTAGAGTTACAGCTTTAGTTGCCTATCAAAGCACTTTAGAAGTTATAGACGAATCTAAACCAAACGGAAAAGGAGAAAAAGATGATGTGGATTAATATATTTATGTGGGTTACAGCTATTATAGCTATAGCTTCACTTGTAGCTGCGGTTACACCAACTCCTCAAGGAGATAAATGGTTAGCGAAACTTTATAAAGTTATAGATTTTTTAGCTTTAAATATTGGCAAAGCTAAGGATAAATAATGCCTAAAAAAACCGTAATGGAAGTAGCGGCACATATTGAAAGACACGAAGCAGTTTGTACTGAACGCTGGTTAGAAACTATCCATCGAATAAAACGTCTTGAACTTTTTGTTATTGCTACTTTAGTTACTTTATTACTAAGTGCTGGTGCTATTTTAGCAGAACAATTATTTTAAAATGACAGATGTTAACGAAGTATATTTTTCGTCCAGGGATCAATCGAGAGGGGACAGATTACTCTAACGAAGGTGGCTGGTTTAATGCCAACCTCGTTAGATTTCGTAAAGGACTACCAGAAAAAATAGGTGGCTGGGCTAAAGCAACTTTAAATACTTATCAATCAACCGTTCGAGCTCTACATGCTTGGGTAGATTTATCTTTAACTAAGTATCTTGGTTTAGGAGCTACTTGGAAATACTACATAAAAGAAGGGGCAAACTTTTATGATATTACACCAATAAGACTAACAACCGCCGCAGGAGACGTTACGTTTTCAGCCACTAACGGAAGTTCTACACTTACAGTAACCGACACAGCTCATGGAGCACAACAAAATGATTTTGTAACTTTTTCTGGGGCAGCTACGCTTGGCGGAAATATAACCGCTGCAGTATTAAATCAAGAATATCAAATAGCAACCATTGTTAATGCTAATAGTTATACGATTACGGCAAAAGATACTTCGGACGCAACTGTAACTGCAAACGCTAGTGATACGGGTAATGGAGGAAGTTCTGTTGTTGGTGCTTATCAAATTAACGTAGGATTAGACGTTTACGTTGAATCTACAGGTTGGGGAGTAAGTCCATGGGGAGCAGGTACATGGGGATCTTCTACGGCAGTTACAGCTGCTAATCAATTAAGATTATGGTCACACGATAACTTTGGTGAAGACTTAGTTATGAACGTTCGAGCGGGCGGTGTGTTTTATTACGACATAAGCGCAGCTACTTTAGGAACAACTAGAGCTGTAGCTTTATCGGATTTAGCAGGAGCAAACCTGACACCAACAAAAGCATTACAAGTATTAGTCAGTGATATAGACAGACACGTTATATGTTTAGGGGCTGATCCTATATCAGGAAGCTCTAGGTCAGGAACGCTTGATCCATTGTTAGTTGCTTGGAGCGATCAAGAAAATGTTACAGAGTGGGAACCGCTACCCACTAATACGGCAGGGTCTTTGCGTTTATCCGCAGGGTCTCAAATTATAGGAGCCTTGCGAGCCAGACAAGAAACTCTAATTTGGACTGACACAGCTTTATATTCTATGAGCTTCATAGGTCAGCCTTTTACGTTCGGCGTAAATTTAGTAAACGAGGGTGTAGGGCTTATTGCTCCGAATGGTGCAATTAATACTCCTAAAGGAGTGTTCTGGATGGATAAAAAAGGCTTTTACACTTATAACGGCTCTGTTCAAGACATACCGTGTACTGTTCAAAACTACGTATTTAGCGATTTTAATGAAACCCAAGCTTTTCAAACTTTTGGTTTTGTAAATAAAGAGTTTGATGAAGTAGGTTGGTTTTATTGTTCAGGAACTTCTACTGTTATAGATAAATATGTTGTATTTAATTATGAAGACGGAACTTGGACAATCGGAGAACTTACCCGAAGTGCATGGATAGATGAAGGCATATTTAATAATCCAATGGCGACATACACCACAAGCAATGTGGGATATTTATATAATCATGAAACAGGTAACGATGCAGACGGTGCTGCGATGGATAACGTTTTTATAGAATCTAGTGACTTAGACTTAGCCGACGGAGAAGATTTCCAATCAATTAGAAGAATTATTCCTGATATAAAATTTACAGGAGACGGAGGAACAGGACAAACTGTAAATGTAGTTGTAAAAACTAGAAATTTTCCTGCTGAAAGTTTATCAACGGCTACCACAGCTACTTGCACAAGTAGTACATCTAAGATAGATACTAGAATTCGAGCTAGACAAGTTGTGTTAAGGGTTGAGTCTGATGACGATAACACTTCTGGAGATAATCTAGGGGTTGGATTTAGAATAGGCAATACTAGAATGGATGTTCAGCCAAATGGTAGACGATAGTGGCTAAGATATTAGAGACAAAATTACCAATCGCTATAGGAGAAATATCTCCTGAAACTTTTAACAGATTGGTTAGAGTTTTAGAGCTAAGTCTTAATAAAGTCGACATAGATTCAACGCTTTCTGTAAACGAAACACAACGTAACGAAAATCAGTTTCAAAAAGGTGATATTATTTGGAACCTAAGCACTGACCAATTACAATTATGGACAGGTGAGCAATGGGTAGATATTTATACGGGAACCGAAAATGGAGTAGAAGGTGTGGCTTCTCTTGGAAAAATTTCTGTTTCAACAAACGGATCAACTACGGTATCAATACTATGAATATAGATAAGTTAGAAAAAGAATTAATACAAGATGAGGGCTATGAGTATGAGATTTACTTAGATCATCTTGGCTACCCAACATTTGGAGTAGGGCATTTAATATTAGAAACTGATGAGGAATTCGGTAAGCCAGTAGGTACACCAGTTTCAGAACAAAGAATTAAAGAATGTCTTCGTAACGATATAGACATCGTTTGTAAAGAATTAGATAAAAACATAGCGTGGTGGACAGAACTAGATGACGTTCGTCAACGTGTTTTAGCTAATATGGCGTTTAATTTAGGTTTACCTAGATTGAGCAAATTTGTTAAGTTTTTAACTGCTGTTCAAGCGTCTGATTGGGAAAAAGCTGCTGAGGAGATGATGGATTCTAAGTGGGCTACTCAAGTAGGTAATCGAGCGGTTAGGTTAAAAGAAAAAATGTTAAAAGGAGAATAAAATGCCTGGAATGAGAAAAACCAAATATAGAAAAAACGGAGGAGCTCTTAAATCCTCTAAGTATAAAAAGAAAGGTGGCGCTAAGAAAAGAAAAATGACGCGTAAAAGAAAATAAGTGCCTCATCTAATTAGCAATATTCCACATTTTAAATGTTGGGTGAGAAGGGAATTTACTGCTAATCATGGTGACTACCACGGAGAATTTTTGCATGCTATTGCGTTCGCTGTTAATACTATTCCTGACCGTTCATTAAGTTTTCAAGTTGTGTTTACAGGCTGTGAAACAGAATACGATGATTGGGAAGAGGGTAATATTCATGGTGGAGCTATGTGGGCAAGAATGCCGATACAAGGTTTAGTAGCCGATATTCCTTTAGAAGAATGGGGTGATCCTATGGAAGACCATATAGCGCAACCATGGGATTGTGAATCAAGAGATCATTCTGTAATAGTTATGGATAGAGTTAGTTCTAGTCCATGGCTATGCAAAATAGATGGAAAGTTTTATACTGGTAAATATATGTTTACTGTAGATTATACAAACAACGAAATAGCGGATTGTCCTGCACAACATAAACAGTCTCATGTTTTATATATAACAGAAGATTGTGAATGGAAAGGTAACTTAGTGGCATTACCGAATAATCGAGTAAGAGCAACAAGTCCTGCATTGTGGGTAACTGGAGAAGGTGCACCAGATTTTACACCTTCGCAAACAAAACATTCTGCTGAAGGTCACGAAAGTTATTTAGATCCAAGTATAACTTTTAATAACTTATATCAGGAAGAGTAATGGCAACAAAAAAGAAAACACATAAAACTAAAGACGGCAGAACAGCTAAAAAAGGTCTTTATTATAATATTAATAAAAAACGTAAAGAGGGCAGAAAACCGCGTAAAAAAGGAGCTAAAGGAGCACCTACCGCCGCAGATTTTAAACGTTCTGCTAAAACTGCTAAGAAGCCTAAAAA